GGGGGAAAGACCAGAAAACGCAAAAGAAATGCGTACGACATAAGCCCATTCATAAAGAAGACTGGAGAGAGGAAAAATTTCCCTAGGACATATCATCCTAAGGTAAAAACCTCTCATTCTAAATGAGTGCAATTAAATTGCTTGGGACAATATGTCTTCACAAGAGTTAAACTCTTGCACCACTACTCCGTCAGTAGTGTCAGGTATCAAAACCTGGGCTAAAAGATACTATATTTGGAATCCTGTATCACGTAAGCACGCTACGATTATTCTATTTTTACCTAAATGATAAAGTAAGAATTATGATTGATTATTCATTGAAGAAATCAATCTGTAAGAAGGATTATTATGTTTGAGAATTTTATTCAAACGTTTTGATTGGTCAAGAAAAGTACTATGTAAGGGCAAATCTCTAGGAGAATTTACCCATAAGCGCCTGTAAAGAAAATAAAATTTCTTATAAATCTTAATATGTTCTTCCGGAATACCTGTGTCAGCTATAAAAGCGATGTGGAAACCGTTATGAAGAAATGAAGACCAGGGAGTACTTGGATCCATAACTTCAAAATGACGTAGATAAACTAAATCATCTCGAAGTATTGTTTCCATATGACCATAATTGAAATGAAATTTGCAAAATGAGAGCTGTTTCTCTTCGAAATTAATCAAAAAAGAACCTGCTACAATCACTTTACAAGAATCGAATGGTTGGTGAAATTTTGTGATGCATGCTAATTCATCCGGATAAATCTTGGATAAATGCAATAATGCAACAACTTTACGTATGTCTCCTAACTCAAAATCTTGCATGAGTTGTCTTGCATTAAATGCAGGGAGTAAACTGAAAAGTTGGCGTGTTGGGTAATAAAAAGAATTTTCTCTAGCTTGTACTAAATCGAGAGTTACGTGGGCTAGTTGCCGGCAACTTATATCTCGATCAAGACCAGCATGAGAATCTAATACACCACATAAATTCTGTTCTTGCGAAGGAGTTTCTTGAACTTCTGGAAACTCTGCAAAAATACTTAAAGAAGAATCATCCGAGGAAAAAGATAAAGTATCAATAGAAGAGTGACTAACTAAAGAATGAGAAGAAAGTAAATTCCTTCCAAAACTTGACTCAGCTGAAAGATTCAAATCTTGAGATCCAAAACCAAATGTTTTATACAACCACATTTTGGTTCGAATACAATAATCCCAATATTTAAATCGGGACCATCGATAATTCGGAAATGATAAGTTATGGAGATGAGCAAAATATGTAGGAGTTGTAGCAGGATTGTCGAAACCTGCGTTAATTCTCGCTACAAATTGATCTTGTTCTAAGTCGTGTTCTAGAAAAGAGGTTAAGATTTCTTCCATCATCTCTTCATCTGTAATATTGAACGGATTAGTCGGATCAAATGCATCATTACTAAGGCATTGTTCACTTGTGTTACCCTCAAAAGTCATTGCTGATTTCAATCTGTAAACACTATCAACATCTCTGCTATGGTAGGTAAATTTCAAAGGAACACTATAAGCATCGACTATTCGTCGTATACGTTTAGTGTAAATTAATGATCCTATGAAATAACGTTTCTTCATTCGTCGATAAAAAGCCCACGCACAAGTCATACCATCAATCCTAGAAGGACCCACATTAGAAGTTATGATCACAACTTCTGGTTCAATTTGAACAATACCTTTCATCTCCACAGCTGGATTAAGTGCGGTCTTGCGAACATTATTCACAAAATCCAAAACTTTTCTCCATGGATTACGTTCATTTGAAGATACAAAAGATTCAGCTCCTAAATCATCGAAAATAACTACCTTGTGATCTGAACGATATTCTGATTGAAAATCATCTGTTTCGTTCAAAGTAACTATATCACTAGGTAAAGCTCTACCATATTTTGCACGCATCAATTTTTGTGCAATCTGGATGGCTAAAGTTGTTTTACTAGTACCAGGTGGTCCCGATAAATGCACACAATAGGGTTGTTTCCTTAGTGTTCCATTAGGTTTATCCAACTTCAAAGCTTCAATCAAGTTTAAAATTCTCATGTGGGTAGTACGAATTGGTTCCTTTCTTTCGAGAAAATATAATGGTATCGTAATGAATCTAAAGAGTTTCAATCTCTTCATATAAGAATCACGTGTGAAACCAATTACATTATAAAGTCCTGCACGAGCAGCGGGCCCGAAGGCTAAAATAGAATCAATGTACATAGAGTAGTAAAAAATACGTAAAAATAAATATATAAAAGTTGCTATATAAGCAACATATGCAAAAATGGAATGGTATAAATTATAAATAAAAATGTTTGTGAAAATGCCGTTGGTTAACCGGGATGCATCAGCATTAGAATGCTCCCTTCTGATGACTATTGGGAAATCTGCAAGCGTCCGTGTGTAGTGTCATAACATCACGTCGTAAATCAGTACAGATAACTTGTTGTTTGCCGTGGCTTGAACGCGAAACAACATTAAAAATTAGCGTTTAGAGATCACCGAAAAAATCAGTGACAGTGCTCTCAAAATCAGCTTCAGTATCAGTTAATAAACCAACACTTTCAGCGAAAAATTTTCGAGGCTTGTGGATTTGTGATCCCTTCACATAATCCGGTTTCAATGTCTCCAACATCTCTACATAGGGTATGAAAGATATCACACCCTGTAGAGAAGGATTCAATGAAACAATGTGTCGAAGTTTTCCTAAGAAATCGTGGTAAAAGTCTTCACCATGAAGAAAAGCCTCTCGAATCGCACCGTCTGTGTACGCTCCGAATTGCTCTTCATAGGATAAAGGACATTCACTAGATTTTTTGATCCAGTAAAACTTCTTGTAAATACTATCTAGCTCAATAGGTGCAACAATCGTTTTTAAATCAGCGTGATATTTGAAATCACGCTTCAAAAAACTAATGTCATCAATTCCAATGTATGGAACTGATTCTGCATCCTTATGAGCCATAGTATACTCAATGTCCACTTCAGCGAAAGCTCTTTGACAAGCTGTGTGGTTAAACCAATCACAACCTGCACGAACTCCCATGGCATTGTCATCGCCATAGGTAGCCAGCTTTACGTTGTGTGCAAAATTATACCGAACACGAGGATTCAGTTTATAATACACATAACGCATCATGATGGAATTGCAAATACTATTCAATTGAACAGTAATCAAATTTCCAGATGGGTTTCCA